TGCCAATGGTGGAACTGAATTTCACGAAGCCGCCGAACACATCTCACCTATCGTTTTGGGCTTTCGAGTATCATTCCGTGATATCGAAACACACAAATTGATGGAGTACTTTCACGATGAAGAAGAAGAATTCAACACCCTTCGTACCATGCTTCGAGTGGTTCGCACGCCTGAAGATATCACGGCTATTCGCGATACGACGTTCGCTCCAGCAGACAACATCGACGTGCCAAAATACATTTTAGCCTTGAAGACAATTGGAGGCGATCTCTATGCTCGCTTCGAGAAATATATTGATGAACACAAGTGCCAAGCAGCACTTGATAGACTTTGGGAAAAATCGGTCTTCGGTTATCTGAAGAAGAAATACAACGGGAGCTTGCTGGCAAAACTCATCGAGTCCGGATGGAAAGCTAAAGTTAAATTTGCTTCAGCTATCGGTGTCCTGGCAGGTATCAGCGTAGGTATTTATTACTTGTTCAATTACCTGAAACCCAAACCCGTTGAAGTTCTAACTCCAGAACAGTACTCCTCCATGTGGGAATGTACGACAGACGAATTGCCCTCACCCAACGTGTACTCTGAAATGTATGAACACGAGCTCTCAGGTTGCGCTGATCTTTCAAAGATCGTGCGCGAAAGCTGGGATCACGCTGGTAAGACACCAGGTATGCGCGGTAAAGTTAAAGGATCTCGTGAATCGTGGGATATTTCTGGCAAAACACCAGGAATGAGAGGACCAGTGAAAGGAACTCGTGCCGTACGAAACGGCGATGCTGACCCCGCAAGTTCAGCCATCGTTGGACGCTTGCAAGATCAAGTTGCCATCTTCTACGCGCAACTTGATTCGGTTCGTCAGGCTGGAATTGGAACATTCTTTATCGGGCGTTGTTGTTTCTTAAACATGCACGTCCTAGACTCTCTTCAAGTCGCAGATAGATGTTACGTCCAACTTCCTGCCTTGCCAGCTCGACAAGCTTTCGAGTGGGCCGACCTCAAATGTCATCGCCATCCCGATATCGATTTGGCCATGATTGAGTTCCCATCTCAAGTACGTGACCACAAGAACTTGCTGAAGCACGTTTGTGAATCGAACGATTTGGCCTTCCAAAACACCATGGTGCGTATTCCCCTTAAACGTAGCCGAAACTTTGAAATTTTGACTCTTAAAGCCAAAACTTCCAATGAGACTCTTCTCGTAGGAACTGATTCTAATGTTCCGACCGAAGAAGATGAGATCATGGAAGTCAAAGGCTACATCGAATATGATGGGGGATGTACCATCGAAGGAGACTGTGGATCACTTGTCGTTTTAGCCGACCCAAGAGTGACCCGCAAGATTTGTGGCATGCACGTTGCCGGTACCACCCGTTCCGGCTTCGCTTTTCTCTTAATGCGTGATCACATTGATTACTTGCTGGATTTTGCAGCCCCGCAATCTAAGCTTGAATTCGTCCCCCCAGTTGCCAAACCAATGGAGCGACCGCTTATGCAAGGTGCTTTCGAGCCTCTTGGATGCGTCGACGCGCCCTTTGAGCCAACTAAAACTTCCATCCGCCAATCTGAAATTGCTGGACTTTTTCCTTTGACAAAAGTACCAGCCATTCTGAAACCAACGAACGGAGTTGATCCACTCGTGAAGGGAGCTCTTGCTTTCGGAAGTGATCCGGGATACGTATCTGAAAAAGATCTCGAGTCCTGTCGTGATTCTCTGGAAGCTGCTTTCTTCATTGGAGATCCAACTCTCACACGAACTTTGACCATCGAAGAAGCCGTTTTTGGTATTCCCGGGGTCATTGAACCGCTCAAGACAGATACTTCACCTGGTTACCCCTGGTGTATGGAATCACACCCAGAGCCAGGCAAACGTCATTGGATCCAGCTACCAAATTATATTGCACCAGAACTCCGCAAAGCTGTCGCTGATTTGGAGGAGGACGCGCGACAGGGACGTATTTCGCCGACCATTTTCAAAGATACTTTGAAAGACGAACGACGAAAACTATCCCGTTGCAATCCCGCTGATCCTGAGAACATCAAAACCCGTGTATTTGCTGCCAGTCCCATGCACCTTGTTATCTTCCTGAAGATGTACTATGGTGCATATTTCCAACACATTCAGAACGAGCGAATCAACAACACCGCGACCATCGGAATCAACCCTTACTCAGTTGAATGGCATCAAATTGTCATGAAGTTGAGAGAAGTTAGCCCTCTTGCGAATGACGGAGACTACGAACGCTTCGATACGAC